CAAGGAAGTCATGTCTATTTTGTAGATGTGATTTGTATTAAAGGGTATCACAAACCCTTTTTGAGTTATTATCGTTGTTTCTTGAGGTTACTATTGAGCAATCTTTTTGATTTTGAGAGGCTTCTCTGATAATTTGAATAAATATTTATCCTTAAGCTCTACGTCGAGCAATACTCTATGAGTATTCCCCCTTTTTATTTATTTGTGTATTGTATATATGTATCTGTCGGGGAGATAGCATTATTTTGTAATGTATATCGATAATAAAGTAATATTAGATTACTTAGGGTACGGTTGGGCTTAACGAACCGTTATTTTCTGTTTTTATATTATATATGTTTTATACGATCATTGTTTCGCATTTTTAAATCTGCTTAATCTTGTGTGTTTGACTAACACAAAGTTTCAAGTAAATGTGTTGTTTTGATTAGTACTTTTATTGATTTCTAGTGATAAACTTTCACCTATGATATTTAAAAGTAAAATTTTGTGTTTTATGTATTTAATTGGTCTCTTTTAGATAGTGCCAGATTCATGCTGGCTGATATTGGAGAGCAAATGGAGTTTAGTGTTAAAGTTGTTATACACAGTGTCCAGCCTCATTTTGAGGTTTCCCTTTCGAGGGCACGGCTACAGCAAAATGCCAAGGGGAGGCTAAAATATCCCCATAGGCTTAGGCCTTAAATCGGTGCTAGAGTTTCGACCTAGTCGGTTTTAAACAAACCCCCAATACTGAAGATTATGACATCAAGAAATAATCAACAAAAACCCCCCCCCCCCTAAGACGTTTTTGCAAGTTAGAGAAGAACTTGACGGAAAGCTCTCCCGCAGAGAGTTACCCTTATGTCCACTGGACGAAATTTACGTGAGTGGTTCACGGAGAACCATAGATGAAGTTGGGGAGGAGTTGGGCAAGTTAGTCCCTTGCAGCGCTCCTAGCGATAAAGTATTAAATGATAGATTGAATAATATGATTAAAGATATTGAAGATGAACGTTTTGTTTTAAGGAAATATGTTCCAACTAGACGATGGAATGATGTTTCTGGGCGGTCACTGTTGAATATTGGAGAAGAGCCTTTGGTGGAAACACCAGGCTTTGTGGATAGGAAGCAATACATGCGTGGGAAGAAAATACACGATGGAGTAAAGAGAGAAGTTGGTAAGAGGGATTTGTTAAATAAGCAAAAGGATTTGATTGATTCTGTTACCCCATTAACGGAGCAACATCCAAATACGCTTGAGAATGTTTCTAGAGAATTGAATGATATTGATGCCATTATTGAACAAATGATGGAATCAGATGAGGATAAGAAGATTAGAAGTGTAAATACTTTGAAAAATATTGTAGTTAAGAGAACTACAGGGAAGACTACTTCTTCCCAGCCTCTTATTTATGTGCCTATTGAAGAAAAGAAGTTAAAATTAGATTTACCAAAATTGAAACGTCAGTTTGCTTCTAGTTCTTTATTGAATCCAGTTGACTTAAATGCAGCCAAGAAACGCAATATTGTACTTAACAGACGTGGTAGAGATACTGTTTCTAGTAAAATTAGAGCTGAGCGTGATAAGGAAGCGCGATTCCTTGAAAGAGGAATGGCAAAGCTTAAAGTTCAAGCTAGAGAGTTTCAAAGAAAGCTCAAGCATTCAGAACTACAGGCTAATTCTGTGTTAACAGGAGCTTACGCTGAGCGCTTCGCTGTTCTTCTTAAAATGGACGTTGAGACGTTGGTTTTAAGATTTGGATTGGCTCTGATCTCTATTTTAGATTCAAGATCATTTGCTGGCATTTTCGCCGCGATAGCGAAGTTCGCGCATGATTATAGTTTATTACAACGTGTTGCAGATTATGAAAATTTTATTAATTTTCTTAGTACTTCCTGGACTCAAGTTGAAGAGCAGAGTTCTTTTGAGGTGGCGAGCGAAATGTTTTTAAAGTTTAAAGCAAATCCGGCTTTGGGATTTATTCAAGGTAGTAAGTTATGGAATGCATCTGTAGAGTTGTTTGAAACTCTATGTTTAAATGCATCTTTATTACCTGTGGAAGTCGGTAAAGTTATATTACAACTCAAAACTTTTAAGGGAGAATCTTTTGCAGGATTTGATGTTCTTAAGAAAGGTTGGTCTTTCTTGCAGTTATTGTTTGAGAAGGGCTGGGCTTTTTATGCTACTGGAGATTGGAAAGTGCTTTTTGAAGCTAAGGATAATCTCGTTGGATTACATGAGGATATTTCAAATTTAGAACTCGCTTTTAGAGGTTTAGTAGCCTCTAAGTGTGGAGTTAATGGTTTAGAAGATATGTCAAAAAGAGTGGAAAGTGTGCATGAGCGTGTTAAAGCGCTCGTATATATTTCCGCTAGTAATCCTCATCCAGTTATATTAAGAGATTACGATCGTGTTAAAATCTTACGTAATCAGATTGCTGTACAGCGATCTATTTCTAAAAGAAGTTATACTCCTTTTGCTATGTTGTTCCATGGTTCAACGACTGTTGGAAAGACAGCATTAAACACTTTGACCCATGCTATATTAGGTAGTATTTTGGGTTATTCCATTGGAGATGAATGGATGTTTACTTTTAGAAATGGTAGGAATTTTGATGATGGGTTAGGCTCGTATCATTGGCATGCTTTCATGGATGAGATGGCGGCAACAATTCCTGATGGACTTAAAACTGAAGAGTTAGAACGAGTTTTGAACCTTATTAATCCAGTTAGATATATGTCGCATCAAGCGGCACTGGAGAATAAGGGTGTTGTTACTGCAAACTTTATGTTTGTAAGTGGCACCACCAATAATAAAGGTTTGAATGTTGATAAGCTTATGGTTAATAAGGAAGCTGTTCTTAAGAGAATGTTGGCCGTAGAGGTAATTCCTTTACCAGAATTTGCTACAGATAATAGACTTGATCCTTTAAAGATACAAGTTGCTGCTGATAAAGCTAAGAGTGAAGGAAAGCGAATTCCCACTTGGTTTTGGTACTTAAGGGTTGAGAAGTATGGGCGTTACAAGGATGGTTCATTAGGATATACACATGTTGCAACGTTTACTGATGAAGTGACATATACAACATGGCTTAAAGAGCAAGTTACTAAACATTTCTTGTTTGAGGAAGCTGCGCTTATTACCCAGAAATCTGTTTTGGGAGAGCCAAGATGTTCTAAATGTGCGTGTGTTGTTATTGACCACGTTGAAGGTGTTTGTCCAATTCCTGTTTCTATAATGGAAAGAAAGTATCCTTTGATTAAAACTAATTTTGAGCAGCAGTCTTTTAATGAAACTATTTATTCTGATAAAATTATAACGTTGGGCATAATGAACGTTTTGGGGCAACTATTTGTTATACCATTTATTGTACGATATAGTTTAGTATTCATAGATATGGTAGCAAATTGGTTATGTAGGCAAGCCATTAGGAAAGAACGTGTAGATATACTACATGCTTTTTTACTGGTATTGATTGTATTTTTAGTAATAGTTAATTTTTCTTTGGTTATTAGCCAAACTTTTGTTGTTGTTACATATATGAATAATTGGCAAGTGATTGGTGGAAGCTTGTATTTTATTTTTTATAGTTGGCCCCATATTGAATATTTGCGTAACAGACTATCTTGGCGGAGGTTTGTTCGGTTTGAAAGGCAAGCTAATGTAGAGTATATTTATACTAGTTTAGTCTTATTGTTTGTTTGGTTAATTATTAAGCTGAGTAAAGACTTGATTAAAATTATTACTGAAAATGGTAAAATTTTAATAGATAGAGCTTATTTGCGAATAGCAACTTTGTATTCAACCTTTATCTTTGACTTAGAAACTAGGGTGAAGGGAGTTGTTGCTAGTGGTGAGATTGAGAAAATAGTTGCTAAGACTATGCAAGATTTTGATGCACAACAACTTACTAAGAGTCTCATGAAGGGAGCTCTGGAGGGAGTGTGTGAAGTTACAAATGAACAAACTAGAGCGTCTAGGGATTTTGCTAAGAGTGTTGTGCAAGATGGACTGAATTCAGTGTCTAGATTGCCAATTGAGGTTGTACATGCATTGGAGCAAAATAAGAAAAAAGTTGTTTTTGCGGTTTCTGTTTTTGGAATAGGTGTAGGAGTTTCTTCTGCATTTACTAGGAAGTTTGAGGAGCAGAAAGAGATGGTTCCTAGACCCGATAATCCTCCTTTTGTTCAAATATATAGAGAGACTCCTAGAGTACAGATGCCTGCAGATGCACCTCATAAAGGCACCACACAGGAAGATTTATTGACCTTGTTAGGAAAAGCTTTGTATAAGATTAAAATTAAGACTCCTTTTCAAGTGAGTAGCGGTCATGCTATTCTTATTGGTGGGAAACGGGGCATATGTCCTAAACATTTTGCTCCAGATTGTTCTATGGTTGAAATTGCTTTTACGTATGGCTTGAGAGGTTGTGGTCTTGTTACCGATCAGTTTTATCAAGCTACGTGTGTTCAATCTAAAACTTCCGATTTGATGATGTTTGAGATTGCTGGACTAGCTCCAGCGACCCCCATTATCAAACACTTTAAGGATTTGCCCGTAAATTCTAGAGATTTTGCTTATGCATCTGGTATATATTTATACTATCATGAGTCGTCTTTAGCATCTGTTACCGACTATTTTACTTTAAATTCAGAAGTTTTAGCTCCCGAAGGATGTTTCGGGGGAGTTGAAGGTGTTAAGGCAGTTAAGAGTGATGGAGGAGTGTGCCCAGGTTTTAAGGGTATGTGTGGAGCGCCTTGTCTTGCTTCTAAGCAAGGCGTGGATGGAGCTGGAGGTTATTATGTCTATGGGTTTCATACCCAAAAAGCACAGGACCCCATTAGTTTAATACCTCCCAAGTATGGTCCTCCATATTGTTATTCACCTCGAATCTTGCGGCAAGATTTGATTGACTTAGGAGCAATGCTTGATAGCATTACCCCAGGTTTTTCGTCAGGTGTAACAGTTTCATAGGAACTTCCGATGGTCAACGGCTTTGGCTTGACACATCATAGGGTGGGACCATTGCATGGTAAGAGTTGTATAAATTTTATTGAAGGTGGTAGACGTGCTGTGATTGATAGTGGGATTGATATTGTGGGAACCGTTGATTATACTCGTGGAGATCTCATTAGTAGAGTTAAAGAGACAAAAATTTGTGGAAAAGTTTGTGAAAATGTTTTTAGTGCTCCTGTGCTTAAGAGAGGTTATTACAATGGTGTTTGGTTAGATCCAAATGCCAAAGCATTGTTGGATAGGATGGACCGTTCGACGCTTTTCTATGAGCAAGAGCTCTTAAAGCCAATCGAGGATTTTCTAGATAGTGTTCCTGAAGACCTATCTTTATTGGGTGTTTTGACTGATGAATGTGCCGTAAATGGTGTTGCTGGTTGTAGATTTATTGATGGTATGAAAATGAGTACTAGTGTAGGTTTACCTTTTGAGGGGCCCAAGAATAAGTTTTTCGTTGGTTCACCAGGTAAATTGGAGCCTGGGCCAGAGATTAGTTTTATGATTGAATGTATGTTAAGTAAATACAAGTGTGGTGAGAGTTGTGGTGTTATCTTTAAAGCTTCACTTAAGGACGAGGTTGTTTCTAAGAAGAAGTTTGAGACTGGGAAAACTAGAGAATTTACTGTAGCTCCTGCTGCTTTTATTTTCTTGCAGAAGAAGTACTTTGGAACTCTTGTTAAATTATTTCAAAGTCATGGTTTCAATTTTGAAAACTCCATTGGTATTGATACTAAGTCTATTGAATGGGCAATGCTACGTGATTATTTAACGGAATGTGGTAGAATTAAAGACCTTATGGCGGGTGATTATAAGACCTTTGATAAGAAGTTGTGTGCCGTTGTAATGATGGCGGCTTTTGAAGTACTTATACAGATTGCAAAGAAATCTGCAATGTATGATGAAAGAGAGATTCTTATTATGAGGGGTATTGCCCATGACACGTGTTATAGTTATGTTAGTGTTGGAGGAGATATTACCCAAGTTAATGGTTGTGGCCCTTCAGGCCACGCCTTAACTGTTGTTATTAATAGTATTTGTAATAGTTTAATGTTAAGATGTGCTTTCTTTAATGTGTATCCTTTAAAGCGATTCAGAGACTATGTTAGGTTGTCAACATATGGAGACGATAATATTGCAGGTGTCAAAAATGCTCCTTTGTTTAATAATTTTACTGTTAGTGAGTATTTATTGAGCAAGGGAGTTTATCTTGTTCCTGCTGACAAAAATAATCCAGCTTTTGTCTCGCCATATATTGCTCTTCATGAATGTACGTTTTTAAAACGAATTTTTGAGGAGAGAGGTGGTATAGTCTATTGTCCAATAGAAATGGCAACAATTGAAAAATTGCTATCAATGTATGTGGATGAAGGGACTTTATCTCATGAAGAACACACCCTTCGTGTTGCTAATGAAGCTCTTGATGAGCTTGTGCAGTATGATAGATGTGTTTTTGATATATATAAAGTTAAAATAGACGATGCCTTGAATGGCGTTGGTATATTAGCTGATACTGCCTCTTTTGATTCTCGTTGGGATAGTTTGAAACCCAAGTATAATCTTAAGAGTGAAGAGTAGGTTAGTTTTGAGTTGGACTCTCGTTAAAAAGTCCCTTCCTAACTTTTTTCTTTCTGCGACGCGGTATAAAAGAAAATGGAAGTCCTACGCTATCACTGAAAGATGTATGTTTGAACATTTATGATCAAACCGCTATGTGTTTTCTTAGAAGATAGAATGGAAGGTGTGCCAGATGAGTAAGTTTGTAGGCTGGCAGTGTTTTAGAGCTTTTGTAGAAAGTGTTCTGACAGATAGGTAATAATCTGTATAATCAAATTTACCCCATGCATTTAGATCTTGTTTTTAAGAACAAAGTGGTTAGTTGGTATACCATTTTTGTGCAATGCTAATGCGTGTAGAGTGCTAATTAGTGGATTCACTATCCGCAAAATACTTACTCGGGACACAAAATAATGCTATTTGTGTACCTTAAATAAATAACGTATTACTGACACTGATAAATTAATTACGGCTGCCGGAGGTGCCGTAACCTCCGGAATTATTACAAAAGTTGAGGAATCTGTTCCTACAAATACAGTTCCTATTCCTTCAGCGGCTATATTGCCTACGTCAGCTCCTTATGCAAGTGAAGATATTAAGGAGTTTTTAAAAAGAGATGTTTTGTTATATAGTGCGCTTTGGAGCACGTCTTTCACTACTACACATATTGATCCTTGGGCTATTATGTTAAATAACACTGCTATTAGAGCAAAGATTGCCACTTTTCATGGTTTTCAAGCTGATCTAATGGTTCGTATTGATATTAATGGAACGCCCTCACACTATGGGCGATTGTTAGTAGCATATGAGCCTTACTTACCAAATGCTGGAGCATTTGATTTGGGCACTGCGATCGATATAGGACCATGTGTGCAATTACCACATACGGAAATAGATCCAACTACCAATGAAACTTCTTATATGCGTATACCGTATGTAAATAGTTCTGATTGGATCGATCTTACTTCCACTACGGGTGCCCAGCTTGGTGTACTTTGGCTCAAAGAACTTAACGCTCTCCAAATGATGTCAGCTGCTACTGCAACTGACGTTAGGGTGCGTATTTATGGCCATTTTGAAAATGTTCGCCTTATGGGAGCTACAGAAGCTGCGACTGCTACGTTTGTGGCTCAATCTAAAGATGAGTATTCTACTGCTGGAGTTGTATCGAAACCACTTTCCGCAGTTTCAAATGCTGCTGGTATGTTGGTAGATGTTCCTTTTATAGGAGGTTTCGCTAGAGCTACTCAAGTTGGAGCAGGTATTGCTTCTAAGATCGCCAATCTTTTTGGGTATAGTAGACCAACTAATTTGGACCCTTTACAAAGGATGAGGATGGCTGTTTTTGATTCATTTGCTCCTCTCGTTGGATATGATTATAGTGCTAAATTATCTGCTGATCCAAAGAAAGAGTTAGTTGTGTCTTCGGACGCAGTGGGTATGGCCAATGCCCCTGATGATTTAGCTTATTCTACTATAACGAGGAAGTGGGGATATCTTGGCTCTGTTACTTGGGCTACAACTGCAACTCCAACGACTAGTCTGGCTACTTATGGAGTTACGCCCATCAATAGTCCAGCATCTGTTGTCACGAGTTTAGGTATTAGTCCAACTCCTTTAGCTCTAGCTTCAATGTTTAATACCTTTTGGAGCGGTTCTATAGAGATTCGACTAGATATTGTAGCTAGTGCTTTTCACAAAGGCCGTTTGAGATTTATATATGATTGTCAAGGTATACCATCGTCTCCAACTGTTACAAATGTTCTTATTTCAGATGTAGTTGATATTTCTGAAGTTAGGAGCGTTTGTTATACCATACCATGGAGTCAAGCGTGTGCTTGGTGTAAAGTTGCACCTGGTTCCCCTGGGTGGAATGCTACAACTTGGCTTACCACTACTCATACTGATGGCTTTACAAATGGCTGTATCCGTGTTTATCCAGATAATGAATTAAGTTCAACGTTGAGTACTCAAGGGGCATATATAAATTTTTACATTAGAGCTGGAGAGGATTTTCAATTAGCAGCACCTAATGTGGATGGCATTACGTATTTTCAACAACAAAGTGGTCCTCCATTGTGTGTTTCTCTTGGAAATTCTGGAGTGGTTCCTACTGATAAGCGTGGTGAATATATGGGTGAGGACAACCAATCGCTTAGGTCCCTTTTGAAGCGACCTTCACGTTGGAGAAGGATTGGTGTCGTTCAAGATCCCATTTCTTCCCTACGAGTTATGCGGTTACCCCATATTCCAGCGAATTATTCAGAAGATTTAACTCTTAATTTGTACCCTCCTGATTATGATATGACTCCCATTGATGAGTGTTTTGTTAGAAACACACCCACTGGATTTTTATCCCAATGTTTTTTAGGTCATCGTGGTAATCAGAGGTGGAAGATTCTTTTTGATAATCCTAATGATATAGCTTATGTTGATGCATATTTTATTAATTTAGATATTAGTCAACCAGCTGATTCAACTCCTCTAATTATTAATGATACTTCACTCATTGATGCTGGTGCCATGACGATGACTTCACAAATTGCTGCCTCAATTTTGACTAGTTCTGGTGATGTCCGTTTTGAAAATGGTTTTGCCCGTTTTCATCCTGCACTGGGTGATGCTGCTGAATTTGAGGTTCCAGATTACAATACTGTACGTTTCCACGTTGGTACACGTGCTTATAGCACTTACCCACGAAAGGACGTTCTTTGTTCTGGAGCTTTTTCATATAAAGCTAAAACATCCCAAGCTGCAGGAACGCTTATTTCATATGCAACTCTTATGCATTCCGTTGGAGAAGATTTTAATTTTTTCTTCTTCAAGTATGCTAGAACACTTATGCCTATGACTAGAGCTCAGACAGCTAGTACTACTCGTTATAGTCCCAATACAGGTTTGTAAAAGTGGTGGGTCTTGTCAGCCCGATTTAAATGACAAAGGTTTGTGAGCCTTTCTTCAATTCACCAAGTATCGTTTACTTGAGATTAAACGCGTTACTATTACGACATTTAGATATATCTTTCTGATATGTGAACTTGTTTCACTAAAAGAGAAAGGGTGCGGACGAGGCACCCGATTTCTCGTCAGTTTTGATATGAAAAACAAACTTTCAGCGATATATGCGGACACGAAACTGGCTCTTACGAGCCGATAGTGGTGTGGAAATTTTGAGCGTAAGTTCAATTCCGGGATTATTGGGACCCGGCCCTCTGTTGTGAAACAGGATCTGTGCCTGAAAATTTATTAGTGCTTGATGCATAGTTGAGTTTGTTGATCGAGTAGTTTTTATTCCTTAGTGAGTACCTTTACTACATAAATTATTTTGGATTTGTGCGACATATCCCCCCGCGAGGGTGTGGTGGAGCGCATGTGACAATATAGTTGTGTGGATATTTGTATGGTTTTGAACTCTAAACTTTATATTACAATTTGCATGACATACCCTCCTGCGAAGGAATGGTGGAGCATGTATGCGTATTATGGAGTTCAGATTAGTCTGAACCAACTAGGGATGAATTTTACCTTCTCGTCATCTTCAAAACCCC